TTTTAGGTTCGTATGGTCAGGCTGAATTAATAGAAGAAATAGTCGAAACTGAAAGTGTTCCTACTGAAGATAAGATTTATTTCTTGAATCCTGGTTGGTAACCTCTGAAAGAGGTTGAGGGGGGGCACTAACTCCGTTAGTATTATTACCCCCCCCAACTTCACAGTTAACATGGGCACTACTGAAGGACCTAACTGGGAAGTTAAACTTAACAAAAACATAATATTTAATTGTCGGCATTGTTGGCCGAATGACTGTAGGTGTTTTTAATGTGTGAAAAATTATACAACGGGTATTGTGATTGGAACAATCGTGAACACATATACATTATCTATGAAGACCAGGATGGTCAAGGATTTACAGAAAAATGTTTCATTTGTAAATCTAATGTTCGACACAATTATCCATTGGAGGAGAGATAATGAATGTTCAAAAAAGGCATTGGTGCATTACTGTATTTGCTAATCACCTAGGACTAGATGATGATTTCTCTTCTGAGGAAATAATCGATGCGATGCGATCACATTGGGAATCAGTTAATGATTTACCGGGAATCCGGTACGCTATAGCACAAATAGAAACTACATCAACCGGAAGGTTGCATATCCAAGGTTATCTTGAATTTAAAGATAGTAAAAGAATGAAAACTATCTACAAGATGTTTCCTGCTAATCTTGAATACAGGAAAGGCAGCAGAGATGATGCAAGAGACTATTGTCGAAAGAAAAAATGGAAAGGTAAAGACAAAGGCCAAGTGCAACGATTACCCGAATTTGGGGAATGGCGTAAAGAGAGAACTACTGGTATATCTCCTAAACAAAGGGCTATAGAAATGTTAAGAAAAGGGTTTACCCCTGAAGCAATACTCAAGTATGATGTAGAAGTGTATTTTACACACTACAAAGCGATAGAATCTGTATATCGTTTAATGCAAGAAGCCGAGATATCTTTAATAACCCACGGCGAAGAAGAGTAATTATGGCGAAACGTAATTATCGTAAATCTTCTAAAAAAATACAGCCCTCAGTTATGAAATTAAATTTCCGTTTTGTTACTTCTGCAACCGGAGAAAAGGCTTCTAGTTATATTGATTTAAGTCAATGTGCTTCATTAGTTAATAGACGATTTTATCGTCAAGGTTTGAATTGGGCAGTATCAGGTATCAAACTGTTAAGTCCTATTGCTCCTGCTACAATGCCACCTACTCCTATTACTGGTGAAGTTACTATAAATAAACTTCCTAATACTTGGGTAATGTCTAATTCTTGGGAAAAAGGTTTCAGAGCATGGCAAAAAATGAATAATGATGCTCTTGCTGAATCACCGTCTGTTAAACCTAAGTTTTTAGATTTTAAAATATATGCAAATGAGGACCATCACGGACTTGGTTATGGTGGAAATCTCTTGCCTCATTCTTCTGCAACTTTGAGTTCTTCTATTTCTGTTGCTAATCCTGGAGAGTGGGAATCTTCAAAGATTTCTGTTCCATTAACTACTCCTGCTGGTGTATTTGATCCTGGAACAACTGTTGAACGCGAATTTATCGCAGTTGGTTCTAGTTATCCGGGTGTTTCTGCTGCAACCGGATTAGATGCAGTTTCTCTTATTGAGGGTTATGCTGCTTCTCGTGGTCTTCCTAATCAATTGGACCCTAATACTCCGGCTGATGCTGATGATGCTGGTGGTTCTACTCCTGAGAATTGGTTATCTGCTATGTTTAATGATGGTACTAATCAAGATAGTGATGTTATCGAAACTATGATATCTGAAAATAATTTAGCACCTTATCCTTTTGAAAATGATGGTGTTAATACTGATACTATGTATCCTGGCGGAGCCAATCAATTATCTTCTTTAGAAATTCATTCTCAGGAATTTGTTACTAATACAACTGTTGGAGGTACTACTAGATTTGCTGGTGGTAATTTCCCTTGTGGTTTAATGGAAATTGGTACTTTTGGTTTCCCTTCTTCAACTACTTTGATTTTGGAGGTTTCTCTTATTCCTGGAACTCATCGTGGTTATTTGGCTGAATCAATGACGGAGATGTGAGATTTATGAATGCTGCTGCAGAAACAATTGTTCAAACATCTAAGATGGCTATGGTTATTGATCATCTTAAAAATAATCGAATCGAGTATCTTGTACTTGTATTATTTTCGCATGTCCTCGGCCTTACCTCCAAGGCTATGGATCATGCTTCAGGAGTGTGTGTATGATGGCTTACAGAAGAAATAATTATAGAAGAACAACTTATAGATCAAAAAGAACTTACAAACCTACAACCCGTATGGGTAAAGTGTTTAGAACAAAAAAAGGAAAATTAGGATGCTACAAATATGTCGGAAACCGTCGAGTTGCTTTTGTCAGAAAGAGTCGAAAATATTGAATGTAGCAAGTGCGGAAGCACTAATGTTTACAAAAATTATATCGACACTGCCGAAGTAGTTCACTGTATTTGTGAATGCGGCATGGAGTGGGTAGAATGAACGATAAAATGGTTTTCTTTTTATTTGAACTTGCACAAAAAGGTCAAAAGATATATTTTGATAGGCCTGTATCATATTATGATTTGGGTATTTTTAACCCATATAATCAATGGCCTAAGTATAAACCTAGTGGTTTATCTCCTATGGATAAGCATTTTATTAGAGAACATGGTTCTGGTTATAGATTACATCCAGAACATACTCGTCCTGGTTTCGGTGGTGCAGCACTTGCAGTATTATCTTCCACCGCAATTCCTGCTACTGCAATTACTTCAGTCGTTTTAGGTTCGTATGGTCAGGCTGAATTAATAGAAGAAATAGTCGAAACTGAAAGTGTTCCTACTGAAGATAAGATTTATTTCTTGAATCCTGGTTGGTAACCTCTGAAAGAGGTTGAGGGGG